TATTTGGACATCTTCTTGTGTTTCTTGTTGAACTTCTCGCAATAACAGTTGCTCTTGTCCAATCAATTCCTTACGCAACTCGTAAGCTCTTTGAGTGTCTACGCGAACGCCTAAAAAACGCATATCCACAAGACAAGGAAAAAGATCCGTTTCAAGATTAAAAATCTCTTCGAGATCATTTTCTATAATTAATTTTTTTACATGTTGCCAAAGTTTAAAAGTTAGCTCTGCATCTTTTTCAGCGTAAGCTCCAACTTCATGCGCAGGTAATCTCCACATGTCAGCTTTAGCATCTAACCCTCTTGCTTTTGCAGCTTCGTTTAGTGCTCGTTCGTTTTTACCTTCATTTAAAAAATGCCAAGACAAAGTATTTAGTGTGTATGAAAATCTATTCTCATCTAAAAGTGAACACGCGATCATTGTATCCACTATTAAACCATTGATATTTAAGCCTAAACTTCGTATCCAACACACGTCATACATGGCATTGTGAAATATTTTTGTGGCTGAACACTCAAGAATATCTTTAAACCACTCCAAAGTTTTATCTCTGTTCATGTTAGGTCCCTCTTGATGAGCTATGGGAAAATACCATTTATCATTATAAGTGGCCACCGCTATACCAACAACTTCACCGTTACCCACGACTGCACCAGATCCTTTTGATTTTAAATCTGGATCTCTTGTTTCTAAATCAATTGCAATCTCATCGTAAGATCTAAGATCTGGATACTCTGTAGGTTGAACCCATTCTGTTTGAGGCAATATCATTTATTTTTCATATCTCTCATTTTTTTTAATTCTAACTGACAGTAGTGTATTATTTTTTTAATATCTTCTGCACCACCTTTACGTTGATAGCGGCAAACGTATTTAACAACGTTTCCTTGAAAGAACGATAGATCGTTTTTAGAAATAAACTCGTAAGGTTGAATGGGAAACTTAGTGTAGTGATTCCCGCCGACCTGAGTATATTGTGGAAACGCTTCATCCAATATATTTTTATCTGTCATAGTTGATACTCCCTTAATTTCTTTTTTGCTCTCAGTTTGTATAGATTATTTCGTGCTCTCGTGATTCCGACATACCACACTCTATGCTCCTCATCTTGTTTGTCAACACTTGATTTGATTCCCTGTTGAACGGTACGACCTTGATGCAAAGATAAAATTACATTGTCCTCTTCACCGCCTTTTATTGCATGAATAGTTGACAACCATATTCTTGCTTTTTCTTTTAAATTTTCTTTGGATGCAATTAAGTTTCTCAAATATAAAATCTCTTTTTGATCTGCTACAAACTTATCATACCATGGAATTTTTTTATCCCAATCACCTACGGGTATATATTCTTTCACTGCTCCTATTTCTTTTTCATCTAACACTTCATCTTTAGTCCATTTTGTATATGCTACTGCAGCCTCATACATACTAACTTTAAAACTCTTACCTTTATTACTTTGATAATAAAAATTTTTACGTTTTAAATCTTTCATAATGTCTAACAAATTGCTTTTAGTTCTTGTAAGTATTAACCATTTACCTTTAGTCAAATCAACCTGGTTAAGGTCTGAGATATAATGTGACTCTCCATCATAACTTCTAGGTCTATAAAATTTTTTCTTTCTTACACCTTCTATCTTCATGATGGGATATCTTGATTCTGCCTGCACAGCCATAGATATACGACGTGATTGTTTTAAAACAATCTCTCTTGCAGGTTCTTGTACAAATCTTTTGACGTCTGCTCCAGCCCACGCATATATGGCTTGGTCATCGTCACCAGCTAGATACATTTGTTCACAATGATATTTTAATTTATCGTACAGCTGCCACTGCAATGGTGATAAATCCTGGGCCTCATCAATAAATATAGCTTTAAATGTTGGTATTTTATCAGAGTGCAAAACTGATTTTATTATATCATTAAAATCAAAAAGATTATTTTTATCTTTGTAAACTAAAAGATTTCTGTAAATATGATTAAGTGTATCATAATCTTTAACTTGTTTTTTATCATGTTCATTAAGATCAAACTCTTTTCTAATATCTATATCTTTGTTTATAGCTTTTTGTATCATTTGAAAGTATGGGTTATTACAACTTAAAAAATGTGTTTCCTCTTCGTTATACTTGTCTGTGAACGAGACTCGTATATTTAATTTCTTACCTAGATCTTCGTAATGATATGGTTGCATAATATCTTCCTCACTTAATCCAAGTAAATGATAACAGAATGCATGTATTGTCTGAAAGTATGGTACTTCTTTTTCCGATACGTTGATTCTTTTACGTGCTTCCTCTGCAGCTTTTCTAGTAAATGCAAAGTACCCTATCTTGTGCAAAGGCACACCAATACGTTCGTACGCTTTCACACGTCTTATTAATCTAAATGTTTTACCGGTACCAGGTGGTCCGTAAATTTTATTGATCTTTTCCATTGGCTTTCTTAAACCCATCTTTGAGTGATCCAGTCCAGCCATACGATCCATAATGTGTTGTTTGTCCATCGACTACTCCATAAAATTTAAAACCTGATTTTTTAATTAAATTACAAAAATTAACATCTTCACCCCACCATGTTCCATCTTTAGTAAAAGTTGTATCCCAAAAATTATAAAAATATGAATTTGCTTTTTCAGATATTATTTCTTTTTGTTTTATTTTAAGATGTGGATTATCTTTTATTAGTTTTTCATAAACTCTTCTATGAATTAATGTTAGACCTGCAGGTCCTACTTTTAATTCTACAATACCCTTTTCATCTATTTCAATATTGGTAGGATCATTAAACTCTACAGAAAATTTTAACACTTGATCTTGTGTTTTCTTTCTGTATGGCACACAGATTGCATCTTTATTAGCTAAGATCATACGCCCTACAACATCAGGTTCAAATTCCATATCTGCATCTACAAACAATTGATAATCAAACCCTGATTCCAAAAACATTGCAGTCAATACGTTTCTTCCATAACCAACGTAGGGACATTTAAATGTTCCTATCTCTGCTGGCATTTTAGCAATTGTAAATTTATTAAATAATTTTACCAACGACAAACACGTTGACACGTGCATCAAATCATATGTTGGCATAGATATATAAATTTTAGGCAGTTTTTGTTCTGTCATCTTCTTTCCTTTTGTTGGGTTTAAAATGGCACATCCATAGCCAGTTCCAAAATGAACCATGGAATCTACCAAAACGATTTAACCAAGATTGATTTTCCATATTATCAATCTCTTCAATTTCGTGTTGAACTTGAAGTTCTCTTCTTTTAGATTTAGGAAGAGCCATAAACATTTTATATGCTTTTTTGTTATTAATCATACGATATTCTCCTTATTTTCTATTTCTATTATTTCTTCTGGTATCTCCTCTTTCTCTAAGCCTTCTTTTGAAAGTTTTAAAACTCTTAGTGGTGGAAATGATTCTTCGTTATCACCTTTTGGAAATCTTTTTTGACAATCAAACTCACCTTTAAAATATTGTTTAATCATAGTAGCTGTTCTTGCTCTCTCTTGATTCCAGTCTCCACGTTTTAATTCATCATAAAATTTATCATACACAAAATAAAAATAGTGATCTTCATGTAGCACAGATCCACTTTTAAATGCTGCATACGAGCTTGCTTTAGGCCCATTAACATATGTAAATAACTCTTTCTTTAACATGTCTACAGGGTTTGTACCTGCAGGTGGTTGAATAGTTTCCATGGTTGCCCACAGTCCGTTTAATATATTTTGATATTCTTTTTCTTTTATACTTGGTGGATATGTGGTTGTGTGGTCAGCAATTAGACTACGCATCTGTTTCATCTCGTTAAATTGTTTTATACTACGTGCATGCACTTGCACGATTTTATCCGCAGCAACTTCTACGTTAAAAAAATATTCGTGATCAGGTTTGTACATGATTCTAATTAAACCTGATACTGATGGCCACTGCGAATCAAAGTGACCACCAATACCAAACTTTCTCTTAAGACAAGTTCCCCTCGCACAATAAGATGAAATAGGTAAATCGTTGCATTTAAAACCTGCTGTATCTTTTTTCCAATACTTAATTTTTTCTTCTACTTTGCCATCACCCCATATCTCATCATACAAGATATAATTTCTGGCTGCCTCTAATACTTTCTTTTCCCAATTTTCACTAAATTTCTTTTTAGCAAACACCATATAGTTATATAAGAATCTATCTCTCTCATCTTTTAGTTTGGTCCCTGATTCCTGTATCTCTTTGCAGATCATCTGTAAGCATGGAGGACCATCAGCAAATTCTTCGGGACCACCGGTCAATACCTCTTTTATTTTTTTATTACTAACTTCTTGTAAGCTTTCTTTTGTTTGTAGATTAGCTTCAATTACTTTCAAAAAATAATCTAGATCCATCTTACTTCCATCAGGTCTGTATGCTCTTCTTTCGTTACCATTAAAATATGGAAGATTGATAAAACTACCCGTAGTTCTTTCTCCATTCTGATTTTTACCAAGAGCAGTTTGTTTAGGAAATATTTCTGTTTTTGCTGGTAAACCAAATAAAAATAATAGATTAGATAAAAATTCTCTAATTAAAGATGCAGGTACTTTTTCTTTTGTAAATACATAGATGTGGAGTCCACCACTTTTAGATTCGATAGGAATCACAGGTAAACTTTTTTTATCAATAACTTTTAAATATTTTTGTAGATCAAATTTTTCATAGTCATCGGGATCAACATCGATCGCACCAAAGCTAGCCATACTCTCATCATCGCAGGCTTGTAATCCGATTGATTTCTGTCCTTTTAAATGATCCTCATAGTCTTTGTCTGTGATAGGTCTTTTAGCCCAACCATAATCACCAGGGTCAAATTTAAGTTTGTTTGTTTTAGGGTCATAGTATCCGTTTTTAACATTGCAGAAACCAAAGTCTCTTTTTAATCCGCTAAAATATTTTTCAAATTCTTTCATAAATTAACAAGGGCGCCTCCACTCTCGCTTTAGCGCCCCCACTCGCGAATGTCCCCTAAAGGAACTCGGTTATACAATGTCTCCAGTAGTTTTAGGCGCATCGTATTTAGGTTTAGCTGCACCTTTAGATACAGTTTTTTGAAGTTGTTGTGCAACCTCATACAACCCTGCATCCTCTTTATTACTGACATCAAGATTTCTAACTCTTGATGGTTTGTAGACATGCCAGCTCTTGCTTCCTGCTGTCTTACCCACAGTTTTTAAATTATAAACCGCTGAGTATGCAGCTGGATTGAAAGAACCCTCTGCATCAGAGAATCTAAGATTCTTGATCAGATTGTTTAGCTCTCTTGCCGGTGTAAGATTAGAAGATCGCATAGCAATCACCGCTGGTCTTGGTTCACCCTCGACCAATGCTAACACGTAGAAGTATGCAGTTTTCTCTACATAGTTTCCGTTAGGCAATCTATACCTACCATTCTTCTCTTCCACGGCATCCGCTGGAATCTCTAAGTGAGT